CCTGCTTTTGATACATATACAGTATAATCAATTGTGTCAGCAAGTAGAACCAAACAATACTCAAGGTTACCATTAAGTAATACTGGTTCGTCAAATTCAAAGTATGTAATTGCAGTTGCGTCAGCAGATGTAGTAACAGATCCCGGAGATAATACTTTAATTCCGTTTGGCACAATATCATCAGATGAAGGTACACCGTTTACTGTAGGTCTAATTTGACAAACTACAGGAGTATCTGTAGATTTTGTTGCAAACTTAACACCAATTCTTGTAACATAAATACCTTCAGCTTCTTCAACTCTAAATGTCTGTGCTAGTGGATCAAAGCCACGACCACGGCGGCGATTAGTTGTACCACCGATAGTAAGAATACGTGTAGTTGTAAATGTGTCTTGTCTAGTTTCCAAAATACCTGTTGAAGTAAATGGCGCTTTAGCAACCGATGTGGCATTTGATTCATCTGCTACCGAAATATCAAGTAACTTAAATTCTTTTGTACCTGTACTAAACCTAGTTCCTCCAGGGCCACCATTAGGTATAAAGAAGTTTCCTGCAACATAACCTTCAGTATCTGTAGTTAATGTACTTTTAGTGTCGGGATGTTGCGTTACATCTCTATATTGATTTCCATAATGATCTTCATTATCAGAAAATCTACTAAATGTTTGTGATCTAACAAAGTTTGCAATTGGTTTATTATTAAAGAATGCATAAACTTGTGTGCTAGGTTTTAAACCAAATGCTCTAAAGTTAATTTTACGTGATCTCATAAACGGAATAAATGCAGTATCTAACAACCTGTTATTTGTAAATTCTCTAACTGATCTCGAAGATACAACTCTGTCAATCTGTTGAACATTATTTACCATTCCAGTATCAGAAAGAACTTGACCTACTTGAAGTTCATCTTCTCGTCCGACCCAATTCCAACGCCATCTATTCCAAAGCAAAGCATCTCTATTTTCAAGTACTGTTGGACCTTTAACTTCGTGATCTGGAATTAGATTAATTTCGCTCCACTCATCAGATGATGGGGATAACTCTACAAAACCTTCGTTGACAACAACCGCAAATGGGTTAATATTCATTGTTTCCGTAGCTTCAGGCTGCTTGATATAGTTAACACTTGCGTGATTAAGATAAACAGTGTCGCCCTTTTTAATTACACCTGTAGATGAAGCTGAATCATAGATAAGTCTTACATTATTTTCATAAAACCATGGTCTTATAATTTTCTGTTCTGGATCAAGTGCGGCTCTATAATCTGCTCCGGCAGTAAATGATCTAGTATGATCGGCAAAGTTATCAACAAAGAAACCAGATTTAGTTCTATTATTGCCTGCTGAGTCGAGAACTGCAAAGTTTTCTGTCGCTACCTCAAGAAGTGAGAGTGAAGTTGTTTCTTCTAACTTATCAATTCTTTCTTCTATTTTACCAATATCTGCCATAGTATATGCTTTTGATCGGATAGTTTTAGAAACTACATCGGAGTCATTAATCATAAACGGGTTTAGATTGATATGAAAAAGATCAAGAGAATTATTTGGAGCCATAGGCATTGTTGGATCAAGAGCGGGATCACCATCAATAGCACTTACTTCATTATTTCTATTAATTACAACTCGAATTTTTCTACCAAGGTAGTATTCAATATCAGAAGTTACCAAAGCTGTAGGTTTTGGTAAAGCATTAATAATACTATAATTAGCTGATGCTAGGGCACCTGAACCGGCACCTAGGGCGGCGTTTGTTACACTTGATCTAAAGTCTAACACATTATTAAGACTATGCTTAACACCATTACTTGTTGTATAATTAGGAACCTTACCGTAATCTACTTGACCGATATAAGAGTTTGCTGCAAAGAAGTTACCTGTTGCTCCGTGAGCAAAGTATTTGTATTTTGCATAAATTGTAGATGGAATTGTAACACCAGGCTTTTTAACCATTCTTGCTTGTACATAGCCAAAATCTCTTTGTCCATCATCAAATTCAAAATCATTCTTAATTGAAGCGCCTGCTGCGTTTGTGTTTTTCAAGTCAACTATTTCATAAACATCAGGCTTATCAAGTACTAGGTTACCAAGTGAGTCTGAATCGACTGCTGCTTCGGTAAATTCAGTTAAAGTTTTTGTTCTAACAGCTCCGGCACCGATATTGACATAATAAACAATGTCTTGAGTTCCGTTTGAAGCACCGGTTATTTGAGCAGTTGTTGTACCCGCACCTGCATATGATGCGGAAGTATCTATTGCAGTATTAGCAAGAGATGAAGTCCATTCGTCAGTATTAGCAAATGTTTCTCCAGATGCTGTTAAACTGAATGTTCCTGTACCACTACTTATAGAAACTTGTCCTCGTCTCTGAACAGTAAGAGATATGTCGCTTAGTGCTTTAGGTCTAGTGTTTGATAAAGGGAAAAGATATGCTGAATTTTTTTCTTCTTTAAGAATAGCTTTACTGTTTTCACGTACAACTGGATTATATACTGCTGTGCCTGTGCCTACTGATTGAATATCTCTTTTATTCTTTCCAGCTGCAATTCTAATATCGAATAAATATAGTCTCCAGTTGACGCCATCTGGTCTGATGTGTGCCACTCTGGCAGTACCAAGTACAGTACCGCTTCCCGCAGCACCGACATAAAGATTTACCGACGTTGTTGCGGTTGGCTGAACGCCTTTACCATTAGAAACAATAAAGTAGTTTCCATAGTCTGCTGCAATAACATCATTGTTTCTTGATATTGTAGTTCTTGGTTTAGCAACTGTAAGAGAAATTGGTGCATCTACAACTGATCTATAACCATCTACATAAGCAACACCTGGACTAATATCTAAATCAACTTTTGACGCATCTGTGAGATTAGTATCAAAACCGATCCTAAACCTACGAGTAATATAGTTACCGCTTTCTTCCTTAGTTCTAAGTGCTAGTCTATCTTCAATTTTATCATAAGAATCAATTGCAGTTACTTGTGTTTCTATCTTACCGTTTACAACCTTGGCAACATATACAAAACTATCTTCTGAAGCAACAGCTAAATCTGAAGTTGCAAATGAAGCTATGGTAAGAGAAATTTTATATCTGTCTGCGCCAGGTGAAGATGTGTTCGGGACTGCACCTTGATTATCATATAGAGTAGAATCATCAGAAGCTGAAACAATGGACTGAGCCATTATGAATCCGATAATAGCACTTGGATTGTTTGTGTATTTTGATATAATTACGGACTGTTCTCTACCAAATACAAATCTATCAGCTACGAAGAAGTCTCCAGCGTGAATATAACATTTGGTACCAACACCTGTAGCTGGGTTAGCTGTATCATTTGTAGCTTGAACAGTTAATGAGATACTTCCGCCTGATGCAGTATCGCCAGCTTCTACTCTAATTGGAGAAGTGCTTGCTTGATTACTAGCCGAAGTGTTTACATATTTTACATATACTGTAGCTGGATCAGTATCAGTAGCAGCGACTGCTTCTAATACTTCAAATTGGATATTTCCAGTTGAAGCTGTAAATGTGATACCAACTGTTCCAGAAGGTAAAGCCCCTGACAATTTAATAAATTCATAAGAGTTATTAACAGTTACACCACCTGGATTAACTGCAGCCCCTTGTTTAAAAATGTGTCTACCCAGTCGTGAAATCTCAGCTTGCGTAATAGTTTGAAGTTGAGTAAGTTCACGTGCTTGAAGTGCTTTACCACTATTAAAAAGAATCTTATGATAATTCGCACTATCAGTCCAGTCATCTTTATATGTAGATGCAAATATATTTTTAGTAAATGATGTGGTCATAGATTCCTACCGTCTTTATAATTGAATAACAATTTTAATATCTTCCGTCTGTTCAGCAGACCTAGTTACTGCAGCTCTATTATCTATATAGAGTATTTGACCGCTATGTTGATCAACTTCACCTGCGATATATGCTAAAGTATCTCCATCAACATTTGCTGCATCTAGTGCACCTGTTCCGTTACCGCCGCCTGTTTCAGCAACAGTCTCGCCTTCTGTAAATAATCCAAATCCTGTATCCTCGTTTTGGTGATACCAAATTTCATCGGCATCTTTTTTATCAATAATAGCTTTTGCACCTGAACTTGCACCGAGAACAACATTGTCTGGAGTAAATGCAACTCCGACTGAAGCAAATTTTAATCTATTAAGAACGATTCCTGTATCTGCTATAAAGTCAGAATCAATTGCTTGGTTCTTCTGAGGATTCTTAATTACTACAACTTGTCTAAAATCATTTCCGATAATAAAATCTGTATTCTCATCTCCAGTTGGCTTAATATTAAACATAAGTGCTTTTGCTCTCAAGTCAACTCTTGGATCTGCTCCAAAGCCTTTTGCTGGACCAAAGATAGGTCTTGCTATTGCTCCAGATCCTCCCCCGCCTGTAATTGCGATATCTGCGAATGTGTAACCAGAACCAAGAGCCATAGTGCCCCCGGAGTCTTTCATTTCAATTTTAGAAATAGCCCCACCTGAAGCAGTAGCAGTTGCTCTAGCAGCCGTTCCGTTACCCGTTACTGTAACTGTTGGTGTACTTGTATATCCTGATCCACCTGCTAAAATAGTATAACCGACAATCTCTCCTGGACTAGCAGCATCTTGAATTCTTTTTTGGTCAACTTCAGAAGTTGTATTATTATTAGCGTCTGCTGAATCAATCTTCGTGATAGGTATAAAGTTTGAAGCAACGAATTTAGATGAAGATAAAGCACCGACATTATACATATATTTCCATACATATCCATCAGATTGTTTAAAAGCCTGATCTGCAGTTGAAGTTGGCTTAACAGTAGATGTTACAGCAGCTCCAGCAACGTTGCGTCCTTGCTGTAGACAAAGATAAACACTATTTGCGTCAGTATAAACAAAGTAACCTGGATTTGGATGCCCAGCTATATTATCATTATAGCCATTATAAATTGTACCAATAGACCAGTTATTTCTTGGAATGACAAGGCTTTTATTCGTAACAAGTTTTACTGATTGTAGAGAATTTCTGGCTTGCCTTTCGTCACGTAGGGCTGCCTGAGGACTAGGAGCAGCATCTGCTGAGTCCCATACTTCAGACTTGCCTAGCCCTATATAATAATTATTTGCCGAACTATCCATGTCGGTAAATACAGAGTTCAATATCTGTTGTCTTAATAAATCTGTAATAATAGCTGTCATCTAATTAATTCCTACGTTGCGACTGACTTGGAGAGCAAGTGCCAATCTGCGCCAGACCATATCATGAATCCAGCTTGGCTTGTTGTAAAGGCTACTGTTGTAACTGAACCAGCCATATTTGCTGTTACAGTCGCTGTACCTGAGTTTCTGTTAATAAAATATTTTGTTTCACCGATTATAGTACCGGCTGCAAGTGACATGGATAAAGCTGAACCACTGTTAAAAATTGTTAATGGTAAAGTTGTAGAACAAGCACCTGATGAAGATAAAGTTTCAGCTTTATGTACGAGTTTATTAGCAATGGAAACAGCACCTGTTCCCTTAGCATATATCTCTAATGATATATTAGTATCTGAACCAGTTGCGGCAAGGTTTGGCGAATTACCAGTTGAGTTATTTGTAATCTGTAATTCATTTACCGCTGAAGTGTTGTGTACGAATTTAACAAATTCATTACCGTTTGCATCATTAAAACCACCTGTAACACGAGGGTTAGTTAAAACTGGAGTTGTTAAAGTTTTGTTTGTTAATGTTTGTGTGTGAGCATTAAATGTAACCTGATCATCTCCAACAAGTAGAGGAAGTGTAATAGTTCTATCTGCTGACAACTCACTGACTGCAACAATATATTGGTGGTTTGAACTTGTATCATTAATTTGTGGAGTAGTTAAAACTGCTGATGTAAGAGTTTTATTTGTAAGAGTATCTGTAGTTGCTTTTCCAACTAATGTGTCTGCTGTATTTGGTAAAACTACGTTTACATCGCCAGATGGGTTTCCAGCTTTTAAAAATGTTTCGTGATTATCTACTGAGCTGCCTTCAAAAACAACAGCATCGTCAGTTAAAGTAATACCACTTGAAAGTTCAGCTGAGTCACCACCAAGCGCGATATACAACTCCTGAAAATTTAAATTTATTTTATTACCAGCACTACGAAGGGTATCACCAGTACCATCGTTTGCACTTGTGCCAGTATTTACATTCTGTCTAGCCATTGTATAGTTTCCAGTTGTTAGAGTTAATTATATTTATATAGTTTTTATGCTGAATCTGGGGAATTAAAAACTAATTTATCATCAGCAAAGTTAATAAAATGTTTTCTTTCTGGATTGATACCCATTTCTTTAGCAATTGCGGGTAGCAATATGTTCTCAATATGGTAAAAAGATTCACCTGGTACAAAAGTAGGTTTATAAGTAGGTGTTCTTATTGTATTATTTATATACTGCGCAGCATAGCTTGCAAGCGTTTGTGCATCAGCCGTGTTAATATCACTATCCCCGTTTATATCACCGTATTTTTGGTTAGTACCGGGTATGATACTATTATATAGGCTTACCAATCTAGGAGCCATATTGTTAACGGCGAGGGATAAGAGGTCGCCGATGAGTGAAGGATATGCGCTATCGCCGGTGGTACTCCAGTTAAATGGTTCAACCCCTACCATATCCATTGTAGGTTTACTATTATCATCCATAGTCATTGAATTGACTTTAACTAGCGATCCAACATCATCAAAACTATTATGTAACTCTTGTATTGTCATGTGCTGATAACGTAGAATAGATTGATTTAGATCAGTTACTATATTATTGCCAGAATCATTTAGTCTATTACCTACAATTTCTGGGAGAGTAATAAAAGTAACACCTGCTTGGCCCTGGACAACTAGACCTCCTGCTGCAGCATCAACAATTGCAATTGGCATACTTGTACTAGGTGAAGTATTATTAGATATGATTTGAACTTCGCCACCGATATACATACCAGATGGGTGTACAAATAGTTTATAAGCATCTAGCCATTCATTAATAGGAATAGCAGCTTTAATTAAGATTGCATATTTCTGATAGAGTTTATCATCAGTAATGTATCTTAATGATTCAGGTCCAATTTCAGATACACCAATTTCAAATATATTCCGCTTTGTATATACAACATCAGGAGATATTGAAAAGAATGTTCTAAAGAATTGTTGAATACTATAAAGAGAACCCTTTGATCTGTAAAGAGTATTTGAATATTTTGCTGCTGCTCTTTTATTATTAAACCCTTCAAAGTATTGAGTACCAAGTAAAAGTTCATCTTCAATAAAGGTTAAGAGTTGTAAATCAACTGCTGTAATATCTCTGGATAAAAATAAATCATCTATAAGTTTACTAGGACTCTGATCACTATCCATAAAGTCATAGTAATTTTCTAGGAATTTAATAAACTTAGGATATTGATCTTGAAAATAACTCGGCAAGATTTCTTTTACTGGATGGTAATCCTGTAAATTTATTTCTCTGCGGTTATTATCCGATAATGTTTTATCTTTACTCATGTTTCAGTTTCTTATGTTGAAGTTACAATGATACCAGATGAGAATGATGTAGCTAAATCATAGCTCAATATATCATTTCTAACTGGAGAGATAGCCGACTGATTAGCTGGAACAATAGACATTTTAATAAAGTCATCACCTGATATTAAACCATCAACTTTTAGTGCAACAACATCAACAACGCCCGTGACTGCATTATAAGATCCGATGTTATCGTTTTGTACTGTTTCATCTACAAGTGCAACAACCTGTAAAGTATTGGAAGAAAGTTTATTTTTAATTCTGCTTGTTATACCTGCATAGTTAAATACTGTTGATGTAACTTTAAATAATTTATCATCTGGAGCATCAATGGATACTGGGTACCTAAGTTTATGATCTTGGACTTTATTTAGAGTTGGTGTAAATCTATGCTGCACTAAAATATCTGCACGAGACGAAAGAACAGCTGGATCTACATCGTCAACAAGTGCTAACATATTTGATCTTCTAAATGATTGGCCAAATTTACCAACAGAGCCTGTGAAGTAACCAGTAACAGCTGTTTGCACTTCTTCACTAATTGTATTAAGTGCTTTAGGCGAAAGTTTAGGATTAAATTGGAAATACACTTGTGTTTCAACAAACGTCTGAATAGGATCTTCAAATTTTAAATCGAAACCTACTATAGACAGCTGATCTGCTAGCTCAACTATAGACTGCTTTGTTGAATCTATTTGAGCAGTTGTGACATTAGCATTAAAAACAATAGATAGGAATACACAGCCGTATTGGGGTAAGAGTGCATCTTCACCACCAAAGGCTTTAATATCAGTAATGAGTGAACCAAAATTCCTTTGTACTAAAGACGAATAATCATCTGCAGTTACCATTCTATTTTGTGTTGCGTATTGAAAAGGAGCATTTTTTCTAATCGACTCAGTTGATTCTTTTTCAGAACCGTTGTAAGAGTTTATCACAGTGGTTACTGTAATTGGAAAGTTATCAACGCCTACTGTTACCTGACTTGATGGACTAAAAACAGTTGCGTCATTTGAAAGAGAACCTTTAGTTCTTAAATATATTACTTCAACTTTATTACCAGCAACTGGAGATTTACCAAGTGTAACATTATCTCCAAATGTTAATTCAAAGAATGCATTAGGCGCTTCTTTAAGAATATATAATGTTGACGCTGCACTGAAAGTTGTAGCATCTTTGATGTTTGTATAAATTGTAAATGTTTCAGATGAAACTGTGTCATAAACTCTAACTTCTGCTGAACCGATATCCATTTCCAAATCTGGGATAATATAAACATTATCAATACTATCAGCACCGATATAAAAAGTTTTTGTTTGACTCTCGCCTTCTTGTATAACAATATCTTCAGATTCATTTACTTTAAAAGAATATAAACCAAAACCATTATCAGTTGCTGTAGCGTCTGCTCTAGTTTGGAATGTATAACTTATTCCATCAACATCTGATGTAAATTTGGTACCTTTTGAAATTTGTAATTGAACAGGTCTTCCGACAAGATCACCTGTATTGACAGAAAGATTTACCTGAGCAATAGAACCTAGTTTGGATCTTGGTACATAACCAATACCTTCGGCTAGTGATACAACTGAGGAACGTAATTGAGCTGTACTGAGATAAGATTCATTTAGAGCAAAGTTTGTAACGAGACCGTTATAATGTGTATTATATGCTAACACATCAAGAATATTACTTAGACCAGAACCCTCAAAATTATAATCTGCATACTCACTCTTTGCTGCAAGAAAGGTTTTTAAATTATTTTTTATACTTGTAAAATCAAGTGCGGTGGATGATATTGTTGTTGCCATTATCTGAGCCTCGAAACATATGTGGTGACGGTTTGTATTTCTGGCTGATTAACTACCCGAAATGTTAGTGTCACGTGGAGTGAATTTGTGTCTGCCATTAATCTTACTTGTATATCTACAATTTCTGCTCTTGGTTCATACACGTAAATTACACTGCGAATTTCTTTTTTAATTTCATAACCTAAAGTACCGTGAGCGCCCTCAAATAATAGTGCCCTTAAATTAGCACCATAATCGGATGCAAAAGGTTTTTCAAGTTTGTTTGTACTAACTATATTTAGTACACTTTGTTTGACCGATGCAGCATCAGTTTTTTTAAAAATATCACCAGCAGATTTATTTTCAAAGGACAAGTCTATATCACTAAACACCTTTTGTCTAGCAACAGTTATAGCTGCTACGTTAGTATTGCCATCTTCAGTTGATAATATTCTTGCCATTTACTTACCCTAATTTATCTTTATTTATACTTATCAAAAGAAGTTATCCTCAATCCACTGATAGGTACTGTATATTTTGTTTGAACCAGATGGGTGTTTATAATCTACTGAAAATCCATTTGCTTTTAGATTTGCATTGTGAGTATTTTTTGCTTCTGACCCATGTCTACCGAACGCTGGGTTATTTTTAGGATCATCTACAAAGGCTGGAGCATAAAATGACCCATCTTTCTTTGTTCCAGTTTTACCCTGTGCTCCCCAGACAGCCAGTCTAACTGGTACATAATCTGCTGGGTTTATTAAGCCTTTCAAGCCTGCAATTTTCTGATTATCAATAGCTGTCTGATGTTGCCAACTATCATAATGAGTTAATATTGTTCCAACTGGATAATCATACGCACCAGCAGCGTGATATAAAGCTGATACATCATCAAAAGTTTTACCAGTTGTAGCAGGTGGGATATACTTTTCTTCTAGTGCTTTAGTTGTTGGAACATTTTTATCTTTGAGTTCAATTGCTTCTGGTTCATCTTCTGGAGATAATATCTCAACTATAGAACCCGTTGATTGTACAGAGTTGTTAAAGTTGGTTCCTATTTCGCCTTTGTATGTTACTTTAAATGATTCTGGTATATCTGGTACTTCAACTACAATTTGAACATTAAGTTCATCATCTTTATCATAAGTATCATAGTCTAAAGTAATTTTATCAAACATACCAAATTGCTTCCAATGATCTACTAATTCAAAAGATCCATCTCTGTCTATTTTACCATTTGGCCCAATTAATTCATATACAACTGCTTGACCTTTAGTTCTCTTTTCTAAAATACTACCAACTGTTAAAGTCTCTGCTGTTCCATCACCTGTTTGTCCATACTTCTCAACACCATGAAAACCTTCTACAACTTCAAGTCTATGTTTAGCCCACTTGCCTTCTACCGAAAGTATTTGTTTATATAATTGCCCATGAGCAATATAGTTTCTGGCCAATTGCTGCTTGGTCTTTTCTGGAAGAGAATCAAATCTACCTGAATCATTAGCATATAGGAATCTTGCTAAAGGTATTTTATTTGTTACAAGTGTCTTGGATGTAATAGGTTTTTTAAGTCCGATGATAATTTCTTTACTCGGTAATAACTGAATCGCAGTTTGTATTTTTTCAACCTTGATAGTTTTATTTCTTGCGTTGTTTTTTGTACCTTCAAATGACTCAACAGAAATATTAGTTGGTCCAGCATCCCTAACTCTTGCTGTTCCAGCTGGTGGAGTTTTTTCACTATGAGTCTCTGATAGAACACCCTTACCTGCTTGCTCGGTAGTCCATTCAGGATTGTCTGAGTTTACCTTATCACGCATCTTTGATCTAACATCTTTGACTGTGTATTTTCTTTTTCTCATAGTCTCCTGTAAGAAGTTATCAACATCAATCTTAGGTTTTCTAACGCCTCTATCCGATTTCAAGAAATCAGTAACAAGTGCTGAAGTCATTTCAACTGTAGCCTCTGTATTGTTTGCAGTGTCAGTAATAGATCCTGCAGATCCTTGGGCAGCCTCACTATAGCCTTGAGATTGTGTTACTGTTGAAGTAACAGCTGTACCTTTTAGATCGCCATGGAAAGTTGGCGCTGTAAATCCGTCTGAGAAATTACCAGAAGTGCCGTAAATATTTTTGGTGTACATCATGACGTTCTCACCACCAATTGTACTTCCCAAACCACCTGCAATAAATATTTTATCAGCTGCTTGATGCATTTTCGGAGAAGTAAGATTCATCTCAACCTGAGCTGACTGAGTTAATTTTCCAGATGATGTTATTTGCACATCGCCTTCAGTAGTGCTATTAACATCGCCTTTAGTAGCGGTAGTCACGTTACCCAGATTTGTAAATACACTACTTCCGCCTACAGTCTGAGAGAAACTACCAGAAACTGTATAACCGACATTGCCAAAAACTTTACTTCTTGAAGAACCGTCAATTGTTTCTCTTTTATCGCCTTTAGCATTTACAATATAGTTATTACAATTGACTTCATAATCACCTGATACATTGAGAGTACAATTACCTTCATAAGTAATATTAGCATCGCCTCTAACAATAATTTCTGATGTACCATTAACGACTTCAATTTTATTTTCTTTGGTGAAGATAATCATATTGCCGTTGGCTCTAAATTCCAAACCAGACTTTGTAGTACCGTGTAGAATTGTAATTCTTTCAGATCCACCTGTATCATCAAATGCTAGAACATGGCCGCAACCAGTTTCTTTTATATCGGCTTCTTCGTATGAAGAACCAGACGAGTTATCTTCCTCTAGTCCAGATCCAGTTACAATACCAAATTGCTTACCAGTTACTCTATTTTTATTAACACTAGACTGATCTTTATAAGAATCCTTTGGGTATTCTCCAGAAGGATCTTCAAAAGAATCACCTGATACACCAACTGTATCGGCATTACCCTTGCCTTCTTTCTTTACTCTTTCTTCATATAAATCTTGATTGCTCATTCGTACCACCCATCGTAATTAATTATTTCTTCGTAAGATAGTGCCTTTGAAGTACCATCTTTATTAATATTAGTTTTATCAAATTCTGATAATACATATTCTTGTACATCAAACCCAGGATCCATCATAGAGTGATCTAAGTCAGCGTGGCCAAATGCTTGACCAGCACCATTAACATTATAGAATACTTCCATAACTGTTCTAAACTTTTTCATTTGTGCCTGAGTTATAGAATCAGAGCCTCTTGCTAGTTGCGATAGTTGAGTTCCTGTTGGACAATTATATCCTGCAATAAAACAAATTCCTATTGAGTGATTATGATGAGTCTCTAATATGACTTGGTTTTTAATTGATTCAGGTGAATCTTTTGTTAAACTACCCGCAGCTTTTTGAGCATCCACATTTTTATCATCTGGCTTAATATAACCTTTATATAGTGCATATGCTCTTTCACCAACAGTAGTTTTCATACGAGCAAGACCACCGCCGATTGAGTCATTAAATTTTCTAGTTGATTCAACGTTTTCTGCTTCAGCATCAGTCCAAGATTGTTTATCAGAACTTGGAGTTGCATTTGGCTTTTGCATTTTTGCTATATGAGAGCCAACTCTATCCAGAGGAAGACCTCTTTGTAAAGTTCCATCACGCCTAATAACTAAGTGATAAGGAATACCATCATCATCTTCGTGCCATTTATGAATTTCAACTGCGCCTATATCTTGATTGGTAAAAGTATCTGACCAGTGTACAACAACTTCAGTCATTTCTCTTTGAGCTGTTCTTAACTCTAACTCCAATTCTACAGAAGAATCAATAGTTGTAAATTGTGTTTTATCCTCTTTATGATTTGTATCAGAGCCTTTCCATAATTTATTATTAGAACCAATTATATATGGTTTTGTGCTTTTTGTACCAACTGCTGGATTTCTTTCTACTTCAATTGCATCAGGTGGAGATAATTTAATTCCATTTATGAATGTTTCTAGTTCTGCTTCTGTACCAGAAAAACTTCCTCTTATTAAATCTGCAGCATCTGTTTTCTTGCCTGATGCTAAAAATCCTAATAGTTCTTTTTCAGCAAAAGGTACTTTGGAAAAATCTGGAATAACATTTCTAATTGCTGAGTTGATAGTACCATTCAGATTCATAATAACATCAGTTATTACGCCTCCAGTTAAGTCAGGTATCAGATCTGTAAAATTCTTTTTAAAGCCACTTAAAGCATCTGTAAATTTACTTGCTCCAGCAATACCGCCAGATATAGCATCATCAAGTTTATCTAAACCCTCAAGTGCTCCAGCTGGAGCAATATCTTTTAATGCTCCTTGTATTTCACTAGCCGATTTACCAGTTACTTCTTTTAGTGATCTTGCAATTGCTTCTGGAGAGGCTGATGAGATAATCATATCAAGTTTGCCATTTAATACTTCTTCGCCTGCACCAAGTGCTCCAGCCAATGTGCTAGAATTTGCATCAATGTTTTGTATTAAATCTTCTGCTAGTCCGGGAACGTCTCCAGTAATTTCAGCAATGGAATCTACAGCGTCGGCTGTTATATCATTAATATCATCGGTTGCTTGTGATAGAGTTTTAATGCCAGACTTAACACTTCCAGCATCAACCATTCCGCTAGTAAACTTTGCGCTGGTCTGTGATGTAGCTGCTTTAAGTTTTTCCGATATCTGTCCTGGATTAGCATTTTTTAATGCTGTACTAAATTTTGCTTTTAAAGTATTAATAGTGGTCATGTGTCACTTCCATATGCTTCAAATACTTGACGAGCATTTTTTCTTCTAGCTGCTTTGTGAGCATAATCTTTATGTGGTCTTTCGTACTTATCACAAAATAGATCACTTGCTGCATTTATTGTTGCTGTTTGTTTAAATCTATTGTATGCAAAAAACTTAGGACTATTTTCTGAAAAATCCCACATGAAAAATTCTAGTTGTGTTTCTAATCTTTTATATGATAACCGTCTTTGCGCTGCATAACTTTCTAATTGCTGCCGTCGCCTTGCCGCAGGATTCCATTGTGCTATACCATATGATTCTTCACCTGGAAAGGAAGATTCAATGTCTGGTTCCATTCCCGACTCCTGAATAAAGTTACCACATATTGCAGCTGATTGTTTTTGTGTAAAACCATTTCCGACTAAAAAGTTAAATGCTTTTTCTGTATTATTAGATCCAACTGCTGCACTCATATCTGGTAATGTTCCTGATATACGGACTTGTGGAGTGCTGCCACCAGATCGTCTTTTATTTTTAGGAATAGTAGGATCATCTAGTACATTAGCAGCATCATGACTTGGGGCATGAGGTCCAAATGTATCAACTTTTTCCATTCTTGGGATAGAACCCCAAACTATGGGCTGTTGACTAAATCCACCATCCATAAAGAAACCCATAACTTGGGCACCGGCTTTAATACCAGTCGATCTTCCTATGCCAGATACTCCAGCTTCGGTGGAAGGTAGTAACACACTCGCCCAAGGGAGATCACGTTCAGGTACTTCTGCAAGATCATCACTGTGCACACCATAAATTCTAACACGCAGTCTACCGACTTTGAGAGGATCTTTAACAGATATAACTCTACCCACCCACCAACGCATTGAATCACCGTAAAAACTCATGGTCTAATTCCTATTACATCAACTTCGTGTTTATTATTACTAAATCTATGACAAACATATGTTACAACAAATTTACCGCTCTTCTGTTTATCCTCTTTTAATAGTAAAGCACCATCCAATTCTACTGTACGAATATCCATAGGCATTCCAACTCTTGCTTTATCATTAGCCATCCATACGGCTCCATTCATAGTGAATCCTATTTTATTCTCATTATATCTAGCAGCGGTCTGAGTACGTTTTATTTTAGTTGATAAAGTATCAATATCGCCTCCGCCATAACTGGAAGAAGTTTCATAAGTAGGATTTTGGAAATCAAAGATTATTTGATTCATAGAATCGAAGACACGTCTATCATTAAATATTGCCGATGTTAATTCTGGTCCCATATCGGTAGGTTTTATATTTGTTCTTCTTGCTCTGTTACCAGTGACAAGATCCATAGATTCATATTTAACTGCTAAACCACCGTTAACTGCTTTTGTCATTAAGTCATTACTGCCACCAATATCCATCACTTTAATAGCATGTAATGATTCTACTAATTGTCCAGCAACTGATGCAGCAGTACCATAAGTAAAAGGCTGTGAATTAAATGATTCATCAGCAACCATTTCATCTATACATCTCATTCTAATGAAGTCATCTTTTATTGTACTATAAACAAAATATGGATGACCATCTAGTGTAGTTGCTCTATTATTAATCCAAGCAATTGCATCTAGTGCAGTAATATAAGGTGTGACTACAGTCATAGGATCTTGAATAGGTTTGAGTCTTCCTATCAGAAGCTGCTTGTTAAATTTTCCTGATACAATTCTTTTTATAATTTGATCTGGAGTACCGGTGTATGATTTGGAAAATTTAGAAAGTGAACTAACTACAGCATGCTGTTCCATTAAATTTAATACATAAAATTCCGACATTTCATTACTGGATACTTTTATTTCAGTAGATGCTATAACAAATCTTTTTGTAATAGAAACTTCAAACTGAATGTTAGTCAATGTAAACTCTAAATATTCTGTCCCACTTAAACCAAAATTAGCAATCTTACCTTCAGCATCAGATACAGCAATTAACCCTGTTAGAAACGGTTGATCTAATGATTCATGCAACTCAAGTTCTAATACTGTAGCAGTAATAGTTAAGGTTTCTCTGCCAGTATTCTTGTACATAACAACAGAGTTAAGCTGAAATTGGGACTCCAGACCTGACATTAACTTTCTTCTCGCATTGCTTTTCTAAATCTATTTGAAATATTAATTACATTACTTGGGGTCAAACATTTAATAAAAGACAGATCATCATTTTTTAATTCAAATCTATTAAAGGTTGTTACTGGAGTCAGACCACTTACAGAAGGACTATAAGGATTAATATCGACCCAGTCTTTTGCAGCATTCTCATAGTGATGTACTGAATCTATTTGAGCACTTTCTCCTGTTGCTTCAAATTCAAATACTGCTCCATCTTTTACAGTTGTAATAACTTCACCTGCTGAGAATTTAGCATCCTTAACAGTAGGCTGAATAACCACTTGACCGAGTTCTAAGTTTCTTTCAATAATTTTTCCTATTGTACCACTTGAACTACCTGTGACTATTGCGCCTCTAACAAAATGTGACGTAGAGATATTATCTGTAGTTACAACTGTTCTATGAGGATACCGCTTCAAGGATTCATCATATAATGTTTGCGGATGTAAAGGCCATCCGCTTTCTCTAACACTTTTATTCATTACATAAAAAGTCCAGTAAAATTGATCGTCTCCATATATTCTATAAGAAAGTTGATCTGGTCTTTCACCTGGCAATATTTGTTGTTTTGTATAGTAATTAACATCTTCTGCTACATCTTCAAGTATGGCTACATATGAGTTGATAGCTTGAAAAAGAACAGAAGGCTCATTAGTACCAAATCTATAGAATGTTTGTGGAAAGGAAGCAAAGTATGACATTAGTAATTGTCCTTAATATCTGATTTATTAAGAGGTCTTTCCTCCATTAAGGTTATAGACATATCCACATCTGTAAATTTGCCTCCTGGGTGATAACCCATTCCTTGACTATTATAAACAACACTACAGTCTCTGATATAACAAGGTAATAATTTATGATAAATTGTATGAGGGTCTTCAAGCAGTCCATCCAATTCAGGACTCTTTGAATCGTTGACGTGTAACATTTCAACTTCAACTCTATTAGGAAATCTATAACCAACAGCTAGTTCGTCGATACCGATTTCATCTGGATACATTTCTTCTCTGAGTAGTTGAATAATTTTTACAATTATATCATGCTCTCTTTCGCTTTCTGGAATCATTTTAAAGTTAAAAGTGAAACCTCTTATTGGAACAGATTGAAAAAGAGTTCTTGAGTTTGGATTAGTTTGAACGCCAGTAGCTGATGCTACAATTCCACCGATTTCAGATCCAGCTTTATTTGCTAATCTTAAAGCTGCTAGTGAAGCTGCTTCTCCTGTTAGACTACCCAATAAGGAATCAATGATTCGGCCGCTTTCTTCTTTAGCTATTCTAGTAGCTGTATCCTTTATGCTAGAACCTGCTGAGATAGCATTTGATGCAGCAGCACCAAGGACTCCAAGATCAACACTTTGATAAGATACTTCGCCTCTGAAAGGAATACCTTGAGGCAAATATAAGTTTATTTGCCAATTTCCATCTGCTTTATCATTTGATCTTTTAATAGTCTGTAAATCCGTATTTACCCCAGCGACAAGGGATGGTGAGTGTTGCCCACCGCCATCTTCTGCTTTAGCTAGTGCGTTGGTCACAAGACCGCGAGCATTTGCCTGTCCTGCAGTATCACCTTTAATTACCCCACCTGCTGAAGCAAAGTCTGCCGCAGTAAGATACTTATTGATAATAGGGCGGATTCTAAGTTGTGCAGTTACCGAACGTTGACTGGGATCATCATAATCTGTTCTAGTACCAGGCTCCAACCACATAGGCGCAATGTCTGAAGGAAAAGAATAGACTGTTATGCCTTCAGTTATGGTGGTTTTCATCATAGTGTAGTCCCTCTAAATATATTATAATATTATTTATAAGAGACATCATGGCCTATTCTGGAAAATTTAAACCTAAAAATGTTAATAAATATAGAGGTGATTATACAAAGATTGTATATCGCTCATTGTGGGAAAGGCATTGCTTCAAGTGGTGTGATCTAAACAAAGATATAAAGGGATGGTCTTCAGAAGAGGTAGTGGTTCCATACTTCTATGAAGTGGATAAAAAATACCATAGATATTTTATTGATCTAAAGATTACATTTGCAAATGGTAAGACTATTCTAGTTGAAGTAAAACCCGATAAAGAAACTCGGCCGCCTACAGGCGCAAAGAGAACCAAAAAATATATATCAGAAGGCCTTACTTATGTAAAGAATATGAATAAGTGGGAAGCAGCTAATAAGTTTGCTAAAGATAGAAACTGGGACTTTCAGATATGGACAGAGCATACATTACATGATATGGGTATAAAACCTAAAAGTACAAAACCTTTAAAGCCTTATTCCAGAAAAAAATCTAACAAGTGATATAAATAGAATTATGAGCCAAATATTTAAAAAAATAAACACCGCTGCATTTAAAGCAGGTATCAATCCTAGGACACCAGAGTCCAGGGATTGGTTTCGTAAGCAAGCGCAAAAGTTGACGAGAGTCAATCCAGCAGCATTAATGAAAGAGGATAATATACAGACAAAGGGCCGATCTTATGTCGGTCATATGTATATGTTCTTTTATGATCCAAAGCATAAAGAGAAACTCCCATACTATGATGCGTTTCCTCTAATCTTTATGGTTGAAAAGGCCAAAGGCGGATTCTATGGTCTTAACTTACATTACCTACCACCAGTACTGAGAGCACAGTTTTTAAATCAACTTCTGGAAATAAAATCAAACGATAAGTACAACGATACAACTAGGTTAAAATTGAGCTATGACTTAATCAAGAGTTCATCAAAGTTTAGACTATTTGCTCCGTGCTTCAAACATTATTTAACACCACACGTAAAGTCACGCTTTGCTAAAGTACCCGCCAACGATTGGGAGATTGCTACATTTCTTCCGACTGCTCAGTGGAAAAAACAGAAAGCTGGTTACGTGTACAAACAATCAAGAGGCATGATCTAATGTTTAGCATAGATGACTTTAAAGCGCAAGTGTCAAAAGGTGGCGGACTTGCACAAAGCAATTTATATTGGGTAACACTACCTGAAGGATTTGGCTCATCAGCCAGAGGTAGAGTATTAGATATGCT